AGCAGGTTGCCCAACAAGCCACAGATATCAATATGTCTGTAGAGGATCTTGTCAGTTCCTTGCAGAATATTAATCAAGGGACAACAACTGGATTAGTAGGTATAGAAGAGGCAGTAGCAGAGACAACTAGTTGGAGTAAGAGAAACAAGGATAAGGATCTCTTAGGTACTGCTACTAAGTTTAAGCAGTTAGATGAGCTTACAAACGGGTTGCAGCCAGGTCAGTTTATGATCTTGGCTGCACGCCCATCTAAAGGCAAGAGTGCGTTAGCTTGGCAGATAGCAAAGAATATTGCATCACAAGGTGCAGTTTTATTTGTATCGTTAGAGATGGATGCCAAGTCGCTTGTGTTGCGTAGCCTGTCACAGTCCACTGGTCTTAGCATAGCAGACATAAGTAGAAACAATATACCAAGCCAAGCACAAGAGATCTATGATTATGCCGTAAGTGAGCTAGCTGAGTTGCCGATACATATTGATGAAAGGGGTTCAGTCCATCTTAATGGACTGCGTGCAAGAGCGCAACGGTTGCACCGCAAAGAGCCTCTCTCGTTGGTTGTAATTGACTACCTACAGTTGATGCAAGCAAAAGGTGTAAACAGAGAGCAGGAGGTTTCACAGGTCAGCAGAGGGTTAAAAGCGTTAGCTATGGACTTAAAGATCCCTGTACTAGCGTGCGCTCAGTTAAATAGGTCGATAGAGATGCGTGTAGGCGAGGCTAGTAGGCCAACCCTATCAGACTTACGTGACTCAGGGCAGATAGAACAGGATGCTGACATAGTGAGTATGCTATGGTGGGGCTTTGAGCATTGCTCTGACATAGAGAATGGACATTGTGAACTATTGCTTAGAAAGAATAGGCAAGGACAACTCGGAACAGTCAACCTGAAATGGGAAGCGCAATGGGTGCAATTTGCAGAGAGACAAATAGATGGAAAAGAATAGGATCAGATGGGGAGTTCTATACCATCAGATACTATGATACTGTTGATGTAGGAGAAGATGCGTGGACTTGCACGTGCAAGGATTACTACTTCAAATCAAAGCGTTACCATGAATACTTATGTAAACATATAAAAGAAATACAAGAGAGTAATTTAAAAGCAGCATAAAGAAAGGGTGTGATAATCTCTCCCTAAAATTATCACACCCTTTTATCGACTGCTGTCGATAACCGATTGATTATCTACACGTTTATTGTCAATTCCCCGTTGCCCACGATGGGCATAATCAACAACTGTGATAATCAATCAGTTCTGTTTGGCTTCTATCACATCCTTCGCCCCTTGTGCAATCAAATACACACACATCACTGAAGCCATAGGCCAGGTTACTTCTAAAGTTCCTGCAGCTGTGGCCGCAGTCATTGCAGACACGACAGCTAGCTTTCTACTACCTACCTTTGACACCACTTTACTTACTAAGTTTTTAATATTTAAGTTCACGATTGCCAACCTTTCCTACGCAGACAATACAGCCTCTATCTCACCGTTAGGCACATCCTCGCGCAAGGATTCAGACTGTTCAGCCTTTAAATCAAGCAAAACTCGTATTGCACCTGTTTGTCGTTGTATAAGAGCGTTAAGTTCATTTCCTTTCAATTGTGCAGCTTCTAACTCTTTCAATGCTTTTTGCTGTTCTTCCTGCAACTCTTCGATCTTTTCTTCTAGCGTTGGCATAACTTACCTCTGAGATATATGTGAGAGAGAACCTTCCATACGTGCTTGTGCGCGTAATAACTCTTGGAGAAGACTATTTGTTTCATCTAATTTATTAGCAACATCTTTTAACTGACCAATAACGGCATCATTCGATTCGTTGCCGTTGCCATTCTTAAACCTATTCATCAGCATATAAGCCAACACTGCGCCAGTACCTGCACTGCCACCGCCAGTCAGTAATAAGCTGATTGGATCAGATCCACCTTCCATCACTTACCCCATTTAACCTTATGCGACCAATAGCGAGGACTGAGTTTACTTGGGTTCGGATCTTGGGCATTGTGCCTTGCAAAATAGGATTTACGCCTTGCCTTATCTTTTGCAGTCTTTGGACTGCCACCTGCGCCCTTAACGCCTTGCTGACCAAAGCGTATAGTCTTGGTCTTATCACCCACTTTAGCGACTACCACATGGCTTTTAGTTGGATGATTAGGAGTTCTTTTGGGAGAATTATACGATGATACTCCTGCACGCGCAAGTTTAGGATCTTTCTTTTTGGGCATATTATTATCTCTTATTCACAAACGTGATTGTTTACCTGTTCTACCATTCCATCCAATCGTTGTTCTATGTAACTCAGTCGCGTGTTCTGAATCGCATCATCTGGCAAACTCCCAATTGTTCCACGAGGCCAGTTGGTCGAGAAATGTGTATTAGCATCCGTATCCTTACGCAGCAGCATAAGGTCTACTTCTACTCGCATTTTATTTTGCTCTAACATAGCCAACCGCTCTGCGTGCAACTTGATCTCTGTTTGTTGTTCAGCGACCTCTTCAACAGCGCGTTGCAGCTTCTGCTGTGACTCAAATATTGCGCTGATCTGATCCCATCCCACATATAACGCAACACCCCCTGCAAGCAGCATTACGAGTAGAATGCCAGCTTCTTTGCTGAGTTTTTCTACTGCACCCTCTGTGTCGAGCGCATCGCTCATTACTCAGCACTGGCCCACGGAGCGGTTTCTTCGCGAGGTGCGCTTGCACGCGCCTGTAGCTGCGCCTCTAAGCCTGCCTGCTGCTCTTGCCCCCATGCAGTGAGCTGATCAATCGCACGCTGTGGTAAGCCTGTGAGCGCGTCTAATGCAACGAAATCAGCAGCGGTCAGACTGCTCAGATCAAGTGAGACCCACGGATCTGTGGAAGCCGTAGCAATTACGTTGCCGTCATCATCTAATTGTTGGCAACTGGCTATGCAGACTACCGATTCGATCACGTCTGTCTGAGTGCTGCCGTCACCAATCTCCTTAGAGGGGGCAACGCGCAGTCTGTTGGTGATAGTAAGGTCATGTTGGTAGGCCATTGTCTATTCTCCTATCTATGCTGCTTCTAATGCAGCTACTTTGGTTTCAAGGGTTTCGATTTTAGTGATTGCTTCTTGTAGTGCGGCTGTCAGCAACGGAACCAACTTGCTCTGGTCGATGCCTTGATATTCTGGATTGCCTTCATCGTCCACTGCATCTTTCGCGCCTGTAACAGCCTCTGGCACAATGTCGCTTACTTCATGCGCTACGAATCCATCGACCGTGCGATCAGCGTTCTCAATAAAGTTGAAACGTGAGGGTTTCAGCGATTTGATGCGCGTGATGCCGTCTGTGATGCCTACGACATTTTCTTTGAGGCGATAGTCTGAGGTGGTGTTGTAGGAGGTTGTTGATCCCGAGATTGAGATACTGCCTCTGGTTGTCTCACTCGTCAAGAAACGAGCGACTTCGCCATCGCCTGCGGCAGCTAATCTATTTAACCACAGGATACCACTTGACCCTGCCCCACGCTCCATATAGACATATCCAGAAGCACCAATTACTACGCCATCATCAGCACCTAAAGTTGCACTCGTTCGTCCAACAAGCAGATTCCCAGACGAGTCGATGCGTGCGCGTTCAGAGCCACCAGTGCTAAACTTCAAAACTGACGTTGATTGTACAGCACCCATTTCAAACGAATAACCATCTACGCTATTGCCAGTATTTTCTAAAAAGCCACCGCTCGATCCGTTAAAAACTGGAAAATCTATTCTAGTTTTGACGCCAGACACATTAGATGTGTTGTTAAGAAATCGTGCGGCGCTAAAAGTACCTCCTGCCGTTGATACAACGTCAAGTTTACGCGCAGGCGAGGACGTGCCGATGCCAAAATTCCCTCCGCTCGTGATGCGTGCGCGTTCGGTGACCGAGCCGCCGCTACCAGTAAGAAAAATCAAGTCTTCGCCAGAAATTTGCAGGTCGCGATATGCACTCGCACTGCGGTCGTAGGAGTACAAATTAACTAAGCTACCAGCATGATACGCATTGATCTCTAACCCTGTATTGCCGCCATCAGAGACAACAAAATCAGTCGATGGCGAGTCCGTTCCAATGCCCACTCGCTGAGAGCTGTCGATGACCATAGCGGTGTATCTGCCGCTACCGTTTTGGACGGCAAAATGCAACTCACCAACGCTGTTGGGATACACGCCAGTAGTAGTAGCCTTTGCGCCTATATAGGCTAAGGGGCCACCTGCACCCGTTGCGAATTTCATGATGGCAAACTCGTTGTCAGCATTGCCATCCATAACATTGAGCGTAACGGCTCCACCCAGACTTGTTGCGGTGTTTGGGCCAGCCACCGTTAAATTGGCTGATGGCGACATCGTATTGATGCCCATTTTCGCATCTTCACCGAAAAAGAACGTGTTGGCATCGTTTTGATACATGAAAAAGTTATCATTGTCTTTTATGCCAAAGCGAGCCGAAGCGTTGTCTGTCGTGCCTGTTCCTTGGAAGGAGATTGATGCTTGTGCCGCATTAGACGAAAAACACGCTGCTATAGATGAGAGGTCTCCACTCGGCACGTTGCAGTCTAACGCAAAGTCTGGTGAGGTATCGTTTATGCCGAATTTGCCCGTACTCAATAGCGTCATCAACGCGCTACCGCTCGAATACCCCTTGCCGCCCACGCGCCACTCATATCGCCTACTTCCCACAGTGTTATTAGCGTCTATCTGATAATACATACTGTAATCAGACGCGAGCGTTGCGTTGTCGTTAGCAGCGGCTCCACCTGTGAAATTGGCTGTTGAGGTAGTTGAGCCACCGCCCACAACTGTTAATGACTCTCCGGGCGCGGCACTATTTATGCCCAACCCAGTACTATCGAGGGTAGCACGAGTAGACCCTTCAACGCGAAATGCCATATAAGGGCCACCGTGATAGTACGTTATGCCCCCAACAGGAGGTGATGAGGAGTCGTCAGCAAACCAGATCCATTGCTCTCCAGAAGTGCTACCAGAAAACTGTAACGCACTATGGCTCGAAGTCTCGATCAAGGCTTGCGTGTAGCTGTGTACTGCCGCTGATGATGAGGAGGATTTTAAGTGCAGAAGCGCGTCTGGCGAGACGGTTCCTATGCTAACGCGATTGTTAGCAGTGTCAACTTTTAGAGTCGATGTGTTCACTGCTACATCACCGCTAAACGTCCCTGTCGTGCCGCTGATCGTGCCGCCAGTGACGTTGCCGCTGATATTTCCCGTGACATCGCCTGTTAAGTCGCCTGTTAAGTTGCCTGTGACGTTGCCAGTTACATTACCAGTTACATTCCCTGTCAGATCTCCAGTAACATCACCCGTGACATTACCAGTGACGTTACCTGTCAACGCACCGCTTACGCCACCTGTAGCTGTGATGAGGCCAGTTACGCCTAATGTGCCACCCATTACTGCATTGCGGCTTAGATGCAGGTCACGAGGGCGTGTAGCACCACTCGCGCCTATATCATACGTAGCATCGGTAAAAAGAAGATTGCTAGTAATTGTGCTGTTTATAGTGAGCGTATCACTAGCACTATCACCTACAGTAACATTGCCGTTAAGAGTCAATCCACCCGTTAGCGTTAGCGTCCCACCTACAGTCAGATTGTTAGTAATCGTTGCAGCGTCTACATACAGGTTAGCCCATCTAACAGATGTTGTTCCCAGGTCATCGGTGCTATTTGTATCCGATACAATATTACCACCTGTGACAATACCAGAAATAGGTGCTGCGTTATTATCAGTAGATAAGCCACCCCTAATGCGAACATCGTCTGTGCCGTCCTGCACATCCATCACAACAGCGTCTGTGCCTGACCCATCAGAGTTGGTTGACGTAAGCTCTAATGCTGTATTGGATGAGTTATAACGCAACCTATAATCACCATCCGTAGCATTACCCAACGTCATGTATATGTTATCTGCTAGTACTATGCGTGAGCTAGTAGAGTAGGTGTGATACCCTGTCCAAGTCCATGCAGCACTGGTAGAAACATTATCTGAATTAAGATTACCACTATTTGTGTTGGTAATGATGTTATTAAATTCAGTATTTAAATCGCTTGCTGTAAGCGTTTCGTTTGCTACAAAGGTTTTTACTCGACTATACGTTGCCATTTACATCACCTTGATGGATTCGGAGTTCCTGCACGGCCCAATGTTTTGAGCAACCTGCGTTGCCCTTTCGTTCCTTCCTCTGCATTTACATCAGTCAACTGTAAATCGTATTCATTCGCCAATCGTTCTAAACCACGTTGCAATGGTGTATTGGGAGGAAGTTCCCTAACGAACTGTTTCATTTCTTCAGGCAAACTTTTATAAAAGCCCCTTATTGAATCAAATGATTTTCTGACTTTTCCTCTTTGTTTAGGAGCAGTTATTCTTAAAACTACCTCAGAGTTTATGCGAGGATTATATAAGGCTTGCAATGGCAATGCCGCAATCGCACCTATTATCGCTCCTGGGGCATCTGCTATAACTCCACCACCTAATGCGCCCATGCCTATTGCACGTAAAAACCCTGCATATTCAGACCGTTGTGCTAATCCTTTTGACACAAAAGGATTGTATAGTCCCCCTATGGTCATGGGGCGTAAGTTTTCATTGCCAGTAACTTTTTCTAACTTTTCTAATAATTTAGGTCTTTGTGATTGTCGAGGGTTAGGATTATACGTATTAGCTAATTCCGCAATAATTGATTCTTTTTTAATGTCATCAAAAGAAGTTCCTGTTAGGCCAAGAAAATTACTCGCATCCCTTTGCAATTTAGAAATCTTTTCATAATTCTTCATTGCTTTGGAATATCTATTTTTTCTTCCTTGTGCATCAGGTATGTTGTCATAAGTGTTTTTTAAATTATCTGAAATAGTTTTTCTTAATGCAGTCCTAGCCATAAAAGCAGCAGCGGTAGGAGATTTTTCACCTCTAAAATCAGTAGGGCCAGGCATACGACTTATAGTTTTATCTAATTGCTTTCGCCAATCATGTATATCTTTGCCTGTTTTATTTTGCCAATTAAGGACTTCTTCAATTTCTTTAGCTATTTGACCTTTTAAATCATTGGGTATGCCTGAACCATCTCTAATTTGAACTTTATAACCAAAGAATTTAGTCTTTTCTTCTTTGCCAAGACCCGACTTTGTGGGTTCCATTACTTTGCGGCTTACAGGCGTTATTTCTATAGAATCACCAAAGTCATCTTCTAATTTATTTTGTACACTCTTCTTTAGTTCATCTAATTGAGGGTATTGTTGCCTCATTACATTACTTAAATTACTCATAGCTTTTGTATAAGCCTTTTGAGATTTATCTCTTAGGCTTGCAGCCGTAGATTTTAATTCTTGAAACGATTTGTCAAACAATTCTCCACGTTCCATATTGCGCCATTTACGTACTAAATTTTCTTTACCTGCCTCTGACAGGCTACGCAATTCTTGTGTTGCCCTACCACCTACAGACGCAGGAAAGCCAAAAAACTCATCTATATATTCATCAGTTAAACTTCTGTCTGGACGACTAGCTTTTTTTGCAGCTATTTTGTCTTTGGCTTTTCTGCCTACATATGATGGAATTCTTCCTAATAAGTTAATAGGATCTGTTCTTTCAGCGTAATCAGCAGCTTTTTGCAAAGTGTCTGCGGCTTTACCTAAATTGCCACTTTTAGATAATGCTGATGCACCCCTAGCTCCTAACGCTGCACCGCGCAAAGGAGTTGCTAACGCCATGCCTACATTAGCTAATGCTGTGGCAGGATCTTTGTTGATACGAGCAGGAGTTAAAGATTGGGTAATTTCTGAACCCATAAGGCTTGCCATATCTTCAGCCTCTTGTGTTCCAAGATCCAAGTCTAATCCTACTTTTCGGCCCAATACATCGGCCCCACCACCTGCTAAATTTGCTAATGATTTAATAACAGAGGGAGGACTTTCAAAAAATTGTCCGATAATGTCTGCGCCACCTTCTATTGTATCTACTGCAAGTTCAGCCGCACTTGGAACTAGATTAAGGGCAATTTCTTTTGGATCAATATCTTGGGTTTTATAAGCCTCGACAAGTCCTTTTACGCGCACTTTATCGGGGTTGTTACGCGCATAACGCAACCCAAGTATTTTATTGTCTTTGTATTGATTAAATCTTTCAGGGTTTGCTTGTTTAAGAGCCTTCCCTAATTCTTCGTAATCATTAAAGACTTTCATTAGTTATTTCCCTCATTTGACAAATTGCCATCTGCCCATGAAGTGTCAGAATTAACATTATTATTAGTAGAAGATTTACTGTCTAGAGGTTTTTTATTAGAAAGATTAGTACCGTATCTTGCAATTACGTTTCTAAATCCATCTTCATCAACAACTACTTTTCCATTTTCAACTTTAAATATTTCGCCTTTATGTTTTGCTATAAATCCTTGTTCGCCATCTGGAGTTCTGGGCAACTTTCCTTCTGCCTCTAAAGCAAGATCCGATAATTTCCTTAAATTTCTAAATTTGTATGCTACAGATTCTGCTCCTTCACCAACTACAGGAATTAAAAAGGATACTGCCCTTGCATCTGCATCTGAAGGTCTGCCCCCGTTAAACGCTTTTGCAATATTTACAGTAAATCCTTTTGCTAAAGACGCATAAGCTGATGACTCAGGCATAAATCTTGATAAAGCTCTTTTTTCATCGCCTCCTATAAAATCAAGAAAAGAAAACGCTGCGCCTGTGAGAATACTAGAGGGTTTTGTTATTGCATTCCAATTATCTTCTAAAAGACTTACTAATCCACTTAATTGACCTGCATCACCTTTTTCATATTCATACGTTAAACCACCAGCCGAAGTCCGAAGTAGTGTTTGATATTTAGGTGACAAACTATTAAAATTTTCAGCAAATGATGGATCATTACGAATAAGTTGATCAATAGTTTTTGACGTAACTTGTTGTTTGTCAGCACGCGAAGTTAAGCTACTAAGCAAAATATCAAAAGATTCTTTATCTTGTTTAAGTTTGTTTACTTCTTGTTTTGCTTTTTCTGATTTTTCTACACGTGCTTCATCTCTAACTAATCTTCTTTCAGCTAATTCCTGTTGCTTTCTTCTATATTCATTTGTTTCCTGCGCTTCCCTTCGCGCTTCTACGCCCTTACCAAGACCTGCTAAACTCTTAAATAAGGCTGAACCCACTCCTGTTTTAGGTTCTGACACAGATGCTCTTGCGCCAGATCCACGCGACAAAGCGTTTATTAAATTGCTACGTGCCTGTGAACGTCTATTCCTTTTGTTCGCCTCTCCTATTGCCTTATTATCAAAATAAGACGCACCACCTAATCCTATTGCTTGCAATATAGATGGAGCATATTCACTCAGTGTAGCTAGCATTCCAGTAGGTGGCTCAGATGCGTCTGAAGGTCTGCCCCCTTCTATTGTATTAAGCTCTGATACAATATCATCTACATCTTCATCTGTTACTTCTTCTTCATCCTCTTCTATTACAATAGATTCTTCAGTAGGATCACTAGCAACAATAATATTATCTACATCTTCATCTTTAACAGGCGCACTTTTACTTTCAGAAGGCGTATCAACTCCTTCTATAATTTGATTAAGAGAAAGGGAACCATACACATCATCCTCTTCATCAATTATGGCAGTATCTTCATCTTCTTCTACAGATGCGGCAACTTTATTACCAGATTCATCGTATACATCTGGCTGCAACAAACTTTCAATAGAGTCAAATTCTTCTATCGACTTTCTTTTTTGTTCATCTTCGTAAATTTCTAATGCAGATACAGCTTGGTCTTCTTCTAATTCTCTACTAGTTTTATTCGTAGGAGTCATTTGAAGATTAGCATTAGGAGCTACACCAAGCAGACGCTCTTTACGACGATTTATTGCAGCAGAAGCATCGGGGGTATCTCTGACCATACCTAATTCACGGTCTGCTACCTCTGGAGTTGTACCAAGCCTTTTATCTATTCCACTAAAGGTATTAGAGCGATCTACATACTCTTTTACTGCTTGCTCCATAGCACGCGCACGGCTAGTTAATGACTCTTTATTTCCTGCGCTATCTACGGTGCGATAGGTTTCCGCATCGTCATAAGAATCATATATTTGATCGCCACGACGCTCTATTTTATCTGCAAGATCAGGGTCTTGTTCACGCAATTTTTTTAAAATTGCAAGATATCCAAATCCGGGTAAATCAGGTCGTTTGGGATTTTTATATGAAGTAGCCGCTTTATAAACTGCCATTGTGTAATCCTAACCTAGTCTAAGCCTGTTAAACAAGTTTCTTTCCATTGCATTCTGTGGCGTAGATGCCGCATTAGGTTGCATATTCATCGTAGGTGCAGTATTCGCACCATACTTAGTCAGAACGCCACCTGGATTCGGCATAGAAGCATTCGCGCTCTGCCCTCCACCTGAATTATTGCCAAACAAGAACTGGAATAGCTTGTCCTGCATCATGGGATTATTAGCCATGCCTTGAGCCATGCCTAATGCACCTCCAGGTGGACCTGCCATACCCCTTGAAACAGGCTTTCCTGTCAAAGACTGCTGTAGAGCAGACATAGCATCCATGCGTCCTTGTTCGCGCTTTTGCTGTGATGCAGCACGGTCATTTATAAATCCCTTGACTATCTCTGGGCCAACAATAGCGGCTAATTCAGCAAGCATAATTATCTCCTATTCTCTCAATCCAAGCGCAGTGACTAATTCTGCTAATAATGGGTCATTTTCCATGCCTAATAACTTGAGTAAAGCCAACGCTATACCTTTCTGTGCAGGATCTTTTGTTCCTGGGTCAAGCGAAGGATCAAGTGCGGCAATAGTGGCGGCTAAGATATCTAAGTCCATCTGTCTACTATCTAGCGTTTGCTCACCACCAACCGTTCCAAGCAACGTACCTAATGCCTGTTCTCTAGTCGTTAGCGTTCGACCTAAGTCAAGAGCCTGATTAAGAGCATCTGAGCGTTCGCCTGTAATACGTTGAGCCGCATCACTCAAGACATCCAACTCTTCTCTACGTTGGGCAGAAGCAAGCTCTGGAATGGCTTGCAATGCGTCACCAGAGCTTATTACGCCAAATCGCTGTAACTGTTCTTGCAGCGACTCGCCCTGTTGCGTTTGCGACTCTTGTAAGTCTGCCAGTAGGCTAGCAGTAACAGGGTCTGAGCGTAAAAAATCGGCTGTAATATCAGGTTGATTCTCTATCTTACCTGTAAGCGCATTCTCTAATGTAGTTAAGAAGTTACTAGGTGAAGTGCTACCTATTCCTGTTCCTGCGCCTGTTCCCGTTGAACCTGTGCCTCTTGTGCCATTCACATCTGTATCTCCTGTGCCTGGGACATTATCTCGTATAGCTCGTTCAATGTCCTCTATGCCAAATCCAATGTCTGGAGCATCAACATTTACAGTAAACAATCCGTCTGGATCTTGTAAAAGTTGAAGGATTCTTCCAATGTCATCTAATCCTGTATCAAAAGAACCTTCCCTACCTAAAAATTCAGTAAATAAATCTCGTTGAGAATCCCCAAATGTATCATTTAATTCTTTTAGTTCTTCTGGATTAAGAGATCGTATGCCATCAGGACCGAATAGGCTTAGTATGCTGTCCATGCGTGACATATCATTTTCTGTAAAAGAGCCTAATTCATTCCTTAACGAGGATAAATTAGTGTCAACACCAGGCAAATTATCTGATAATGAAGAAATGGTAGCATCTAAATCGCTAAGACCTTCTGGAGCAATAAGGTTGTCAAGATCTATGTTTTCTAAGTTATCTCTGATCGAAGATACTTTAGTAAATATACTATCTATATCTATATCTTTAGTTGAAGGATCTGCTAAATCAAAGTTTATAGCACCCAATTCTTCATTTAAAGACTGTACATCACCTATCAAGCCAATTAATTCTGGTGCGTCAACAACTTTGGTAAAATCAACTTTACCCAACGCAGTATTTAAATTGTCTACAGACGTAGTTAAAGCCTGTAAGTTTTCAGGTTCTTTTATATTCTCATAAGAGATGTTATTTACAAAGTCTTGAAAACTACCAAGACTTGTTCTAGCACTTCCAATCTCTCTATCTAAATCTCCTGTAATCCTGCTCAAGTCTAAGTTTGATATGTCCGCTTGGAGACTATCGTCATCTCCTGCAATTAAATTTCTTACAGCATCTATTCTATTTAGTAAGTCAGACTCTTCTCCAAGAGCAGAAAAGTCTACGCCAGAAATAAGACTTTCTAAATCTCCTATATCTGTTTCACGATCTCCAATTTGTGTAGACAGCTCAGCCAAGCGATTAAAGTCTAAGCCAGTAACGTCATCTTGCAACGCACTTATATCGCTAGTAAGACCTCTTATTAAGTCTCTTTCTCCACCAGGTCCAAACGCACCTTCTTCAACAGGGCGTAATCCACTCAAAGAGTCTTTTAGTGCATCTACTTGCGTTCCTGCACCTTTTAGGTCATTAACAAGCGTTTGTAATTGTTCTGGATTTAGGTTATTTACAACATCTTCACCAAGAAAGTTAATAAGAAGGCTTATTAGGTTTTGATCTTCTTGAGTAAACTGACCCAGTGTGCTTGTTAATTGAGTAAGACTATCTACGCCTGTTGGCGTAAGTTCGTTCAACAAACCAAGATCACCTACTAAAGCAGATAGATCAGGTAAATCTTGTAATTGAGAGAAATCTAGCTGACCTAACCCTCTTTGCAGGTCTTGTATTTGTGCAGCAATCCCAGTAGGACTGTCTCCAAATGCGCCTATCTGATCTGATAGTTGCTGTATACTTGCAGGAGCTTGAAACCCTGAAATGCCTCCACTAGGTCCACTACCGCCTGTAGTGCCATATAGAAGGTCATATAATCCTTGTGCAGCAGTAGTCTCTGGACGTAAAAACTGATCTCCTGCACTAAAATCTTCAATCCCAGACAGTCTATTTTCTAACGCACCAATCTGCCTACCTAAATCTAATCCTGCGCCTCTGCTAAATTGTTCTGGCAAAGCTCCAATACTAGATAGCAATGGATTTAACAGATCCGCTATCTGATCTTCACCTAAACCAATATCTGCCGAAGTCAAAGGAGAGATGCCACTAAGAATGTCGCTCCGTATGCCTTGACCTATAGCAAGTGGATCAACGCTTATATCATCTCTGGTTAGTGGAGATATTGCGTCAATTAACTGTGTTCTAAGAATGTCAGCAGTTTCAGGAGCAAGGGTAAACCCTGCCACTGGATCTATAACATCACCAGGTCCAACTATTCCTGGTGATCCTGCGCCTACCTCAATAAGTCCTAATTGATTTAGCAGATTGGTAGCAAGATTAGGATCTAATGTAAATTGACCCTCTCCTACGTTGATATTTAATCTATCACGTAAATCTTGTGCTACGTTAGGTCCAATACCAAAATCGTTTGGACTTAATAAAATTTTGCCTAATCTATCAATTAAATTATCACGCGTGGATACAATATCTTGCGGTGAACCAAGATCAAATTGATCCGATCCTACGTTAATAATACCTAAATCAGCTAATAATTTTTGTTGCGTAGCATCTAAATTGCCAATGTTAAACTGATCTGGCTCTAATGATAAATTACCCAAACTATTTATTAAGGCAGTGCTTATGTCCCCTGTGCCGCTAAACAGTTGGTTGTACAATGAATCAGGAGCAGATTCAAGTTGCAAAGAGGGAGTACTAGCAAATTGATTCATTCCACTAAACAATGTTGATGGACTTACTGATGCTCCTACGCCTCTTATTCGACCTGTATCGCTTAAAGGCGCAAGCCCACCGCCTGAAACCTCTGCGTCTGTTTGCGTATTAGCTATTCGCCTTTGATACAATGGAGTGAAAACTTGATTCCACCAACCAGTTAATAATTGTTGGTATTCATCATTACTAACATTAAGATTTCGTATGAAATCTAGCCCCAATCCAATCTTATCTAAGTCTGCAAGCGTTTGCGAAGGAGCATTGCCATACAAGTAAGGTGGGAATAGCTCATTATATTGAGCCGCATCTCCTGCAAGCGTAGGGGGAACAACTCCAGTTCCGTATTGTATATTCCCGTAAATTGGGTCTACAAAAGCACCCCCAGTGCCATAAAACCTTCCACCACCTTGTGGGTCAAAGTATGGGCCAGCTTGCGCTTGCGCGTCCCCTCCAAGCACAGAGTCACTAACTTCTGCAGAATCTCCAGTGCCACTACTAGGGGGTGGAGGGGGAGGTGCGTCACCGCTTACAACAGGATCTAGTTGAAAATCTGTTGGCAGCGCACCGCTACTAACTTTTTCATCTACAACAACAGTAGAACCAGTATTCACATCAGTACTTCCACCATCTGCTACAACCTTTGCGGATGGTGCAGTGTAGTTAGTCAGATATGTTTCAGGGGCGTTAGGGAGGTAATTACCAGCAACCAATATATCAAGCTCTGGATCGCTAAATGTATAGTCTGGTAGCTGTCCACGCAGATAGTCTCTTGCTTTTTTTTGGTCTATTGTGCCACTTGTATTGTTGTATGCGCCAGAGTTGTATATCCAGGCATTTGGAATCCCAAATGTTCCAGTGCTCGTTGCCATTAGCTAACACCCGATTTTGCTCTTCGCATTCTGCCAATAGGTCTATATACCATAGTTGATCTTCGTATGCGAAAATGTTGGTTTACTACGCTATTATTGTAATTTAACGTGCATTGAGAATCATATCCACTTAAATCTGTGTCAGCAGAAATCATACGCAATGTGCCTAACTTGCCTTGATTTAGAAGGTCTACATCAAGCTCAAACCCTGCATCTTCTAAGTTTATAGTATTAGTACTAGCAGTTAGCCCACCAGATTCTTGCGTAACTAAAAGATTATAGTTGCCAACAGCATCAAAGAAGGTGCGTCCATATAGCCAACGTAGCGAAACGTCACTGCCACTTGGAGCAGGTGCGCCTGTAGTAAAGTTTGCTTCGATTGGTTGGTTTCCATCGTCATTATACCCTGCACTCACCATATCGTATAACTTGCCGTTATATCCCCCTGCGTGTGGCTCTTCATTTATTAACGCAGAACAGCACCGCTCAAAATTGTCATACGGCCCAAACCATATGTTAAATCGTTCATTGTAAATAATGCACTCATTCATTTTTGATGAGCTGCCTTTGGGGACAAAAAACCACACTTCGTTTACGCTTGGATAATACACTGCGTGCGTTTTCTTTAAACGAGAAGCGTTTAAATTAGGCCAATATCCATCATCTAAAGCGTAAGATATTTTGTTAATCTCTTCGCTACCTGCCCACATATAGACTCCATCTGGACGCACAAACACTTGCCTTTCGTTAGGCAATGTAATGCAAGCACGTGAAGAAATTGTCCCTGCTTGAGAGGTTTGTTGTAGCTGAAAAGGAATAGAGGCGTTGCCAGTAGGCGTTAGCGTGTGGATTCCATCTTCGGTGTGTATAGCAAGGTAACTCTGAGTAGGAACAATAGCCGTAATAGCACTGCCTACGTTATAGAAGTCCGTTGCTCCCCAAGTCTCTATGTCTAATATATTAGAACGCCAAATACGATTATCATCTGCATTCGTATTAGCGCACCATAGTCTATTATCCCACCACGCAATATGTTGTGCTGTAGTAAAACGAGAGTCTAAACCTAGTACTGAAACAGAAGCGTCTGATGCGTTCCATACGATAGGGGGATTAACACCGTTAGTAGCAACCATCCTGTTATTACTGCTACTTTTTTCTCCTGTGGTAACAAAAGAAAACGTGTTATCATCCCCTGCTGTAATGGTTACACTGCCTGTTATGTCTGTCCACCCACTATTGTAATAATATATCTTATCCCCTGCCGTTATTACTGTGTGGGAAGCACTGCTAGTGTAATCATACTCATGTGCGCCTGTAACAGTAGGAGTGCCAGAGATAGCACTTTGGTCATTAAAGGAAGCAAACCCTTTACGTTTCTCTACTGCACCTGCCGCATTGATACGGCAGTTACGCATACTAGACAACTCATTAGCCGCAACATCTTCTGGAGGTCTGTTGTAAACAACTCCCTCAGTCCACGGTCCAAGTTGTATCGACCCACCTTGATAAGGCATTATGCACTACCTACGGTTCCATCTACAGGGGTAAAGGAGAAAGCAGGATACCTATCTCTTCGTTCCATCCTATACCTACGGTTGCCATCGTTTTGCCTGTTAATGTTCAAAGCACGATCAACAACCTGGCGATACTCAGCAAGCTCTACAAGTGCGCCCTCAAAGTCTCCTTTTTCTTGCTTGTATAGTTTAGCTATGCCAAAGTATAGAGCAGGTTGCAGGATCTTAGGGACTTTCTGAGTTAGATCAACACTGTCATCACCAGAAGTATAGTCAGACAAGTAGCCATAGTAGCGATAGTCTATAATAGTGTTAGAGTCATCTGGAGCAGGATATAACTGCACTTTTTGATTGCCAGAAGAATCTAACCCAATCATTACAACCCCATTAGGCTCACCCGTTTGCGATTGGTCAGGATCACGAAGATCAATATCTTCGTTACCTATGATAGATATGACGTAATCCTGTGAACGATTACGAAAAGATAGTGGGTAAGAAAGGTCAGAGGCCAAGCTGTATTCTTTAGTACTAGCCATACTGCTCAAGGTCGCCTTGTTTAGCTCATTGACTCTTACCTCTTCAGTCAAAGTAAATGCACCTGTTTCATTCTTTACCGTAAGAATCTTATTGGTAGAATCCCACGCAGTTACAGTAGCGGTTGCCCCACTAGTCTGACCCGTAATCGTATCAGTAGCAGAGAAAGTGCCTGTAACACTGGTAAGAGTAAACTCTCTTGTGCATTGTATAGTACTCGACTTGTGCAACCACCACCAAGTTGCTTCACCTGTTAGCTGTTGCAGTGTAGAGTTGAGGTAAAAACGTGCTTGAGTCTGGAAGTCTGTGTTAGTAGTATTCAGCCCCACACGTGCTAAACCTGCTTGCAAACACTCTAATACGTTCATATTAGGTTACTCCAAGACCCGTTTTCATACCCTTGAAATTTGTTTGTACTGCTGTTGTAAATGATCATACCATTTACAGCGGTTAGGGCATCCCTTTCGGTAGTAGTCAATCGTGGCACAGTAAAGGAGTCAGACAGATCAGCTATGCCTATGTCTGCTGCTCCAATATTAGCCGCTTCTCCAAAGAACACTGCGGAGTTAATTGACTTAGCCCTAATCGTATCTGCTTCAGCCATTACTCAATCGCTGTAGCGGCAAGAGCCTCTGCGTCCATTCCTTCAATCTCAGCCTGTCTTGAAGAAAAGGTCTGTCCATTCTCCCAACGCGCAGTCCAACGCCTAACGGCATCAGATCCGTTTTGCGCTACGCCTTCAGGGGGAACAGGTCGAAA